CGTGTCCAATTTACTCCATTTTCAATAAATGCTTCAAACAAAGGTGTACGCTTTTCAATTGAAGCAACACTATGCACATCACACAGCGTATATTCTGCATGACCTTTTGTAAAATTGTAGAGATATTCATTGCGGATAAAACAGGTTATTACTGGGATATTGTGGTTTAGATACATTCAGTGTAGAAAAATGGTACTCCAGGAGAGATTCGAACTCTCATCGGCGCGTTATCTACGACTTACCCCTTATAAGGAGGCTGCTTTAACCATTAAGCTACTGGAGCATTTAGAAAATGACTGAAGGTTTCAGCGACTCCTACAAACGCATTCTGTATTTTCTAGAACGCCTATTCGGCAACGGCATACAGAATTCATGGCCGAAATTGGTGGCCGGATCGATTCGTCGTTATGAAAGCTCAAAACTTACAGCTGCTTAACGTTTGCAGGGAGAGGTTTCTCTTGCCTTTTCAGACGCCGACCATTTTTAGAAATTAATGTGGGTGAGAGTAATGATTACTCACAAGCTATCTTCCACGCTGCGTTATTCGGTCACTATCCAATGAGTTAATTACTCTCACTGTTAACGATAGAGAGGAATGGTTACCTCCAAGACAATACAGCCATCAGTATATGATACGATTTGTTGTCTTCTTACGTCACTCAGAGTTGTACTCTCTGGTTATTTCAACCTTACACAGCATGGCTATCACAACCCGCTTAGCATCTTTTCAGATGTTACACGATGCATTATGGGCTGGCGACCCATTATTCTGCCACCACGAATTCAAAAAATTTCAAAGATCAAATGAGCTTTTTCGCTCTTGTGAATATACTTTAACGTCTTGATCTTGCTTATCAACTAAAAAAGATTATAAAATTGCACTTGGATCTAACACGACGAGTGATAAATTATCTTTTATATTAATCTCTCCCTCACCAATATTACGATAAGCAAGAACTTTATACCCCGCTTTGCGGGCTAACTCTATACCTGCAGCATTCTCTTCTTCAAAATATCCGCCTTTATCCTTTAAAATTTTTGGATACAGCTTGTCTAGACTTATAGTATATCTAAAAATATGCCAGTCATCTTGTTCTACCACTTCAAATCTAGTCTGAGCTTGAGCAAAAGTACCAAAATGTGATGCAAATCGTTGCTCATAGCCTTTATTTGAGCGAGCATCAAATACGCGTTTTTTTGACAAAACACCCTTAAAGGCATTTATCTGCGGCATAGTTCGTAATTTAGCAAATAATATATTGCCCGTTAAATTAGGTACACTTTTGTTTACAGCTTTATCGTGAAAGCGATTGAGTTCAACACTCCAATCATATTTTTCATACATCAAAGCTACAATGCTAGCAAGTTCTTGATTATGGAATGAAATATACATATAATTTAATATTTATGGAGGTCTCAAAGAGATTTGCACTCTTCTATCACGAATACCAATCGTGTGCATCGCTTTCTATGCTTTGAGACCAAATGTGCTCCTTGCGATTTTCAGGGTCACATGCACCGTCGCACATGGCTAGCTGTCGGGCGGAGCGATAGCTCGTTATGGTAGGGAGTGAAGGTAACGCTCCTTCTTCTCTGGCGTGTCGAGCCAGTGTATTGCTTCTATACTAACTCCCCATTTGTTGTAATTGTTTGTTTTGCATAAAGCGTATCATCCATAGTTACTTGCAATATGCGACTTGACATATCCTCATCTATCTCCTTTTGTATTTCAAGAGAAACATGTTCTGTCATTGTTAGCAACGGTATGTAAGGGGCGTATACTATTCCTTGCCAATCCTTAAATGCTTTTGTTACTGTTTTAGTAGGTGTTGTCGAAATTGGTAAGAGAGGAGCGACTAATGCTCCTAGTGCGCTTTTGAAGAATGATCGTCTGTCAACCATTGGCTTTGATGTTGAAATAATGATTTTTAGTCTTATCAGAAATGCCTGGATGTCTCATAAAGAAATCTACAACACTTTTAGGATCATATTTGCCTTTACCACCATACATATTTCGCATCATGCGCAAAATAGCAACTTTGGTGAGTCTGTCTACTTTTGGAGGTGTGGTCAATGTAGCAATGAATGGATATATCCATCCCCAACCATTGGCCCAAAACTCCATGCTTTCTGTTACTAGACCATTGAGTGTAATTTCTTTGATGCGCTGACCATCAACAATGGGCTTTATGTATGTGAGTTCTTCAGAAGAAAGACCCTTGGATCCTCTTTCTTGATAGTGCTCAAAAGCACTGCGCCACTTTTCTGGATCGTAATCTTTAATTTCCTGCATATTGATAAAAGCAGGATTTTGTTTGAAATTACACCAAAAGAGAAAGTGATTCCAAACTCGATCTTTGCGAATTTTTTTTCTGCGTTGTTTAAGATTCATAATATAAAATGGAGGTCATAGTCGGATTTGAACCAACAACCTGCTGATTACAAATCAGCTGCTCTACCAGTTGAGCTATATGACCATAAGGTCTAAAAGACTAAATAATTATATGAACCTTCTTGAATTAATCAACACATTTTCAGGAATAATCGCCCTTGCGGTTCTTTTCATTGCCATTGCGAAAATTTTCCAATAGCAGTGAATGCGATACTTATGAGCACTTTACTTTTAATTTTTGGTCTATTTGGCGTTGCTCTTGGTCTATACCTCATGGCAACAGACATGTGTTAACGTTGAATGCATTCATACAATGCAATCAAATTTTTATCATCTGCATCAATGAAATGATCAACAGCAAGCTTGTAGCCATGTTGCTCCGAACCACCTTCAGGTGCACCACCTAAATAATCAGCAGGTGAGTAATCAATGTTATTTTTTACTTGTAAATTTGCTTGTGAATTAGCCTTTTTTTGTTGGACTAGTTCTTTTTTTACAACTCTAATTGAATCTTTAATTACTCTATCAATAGAAGCTATTAATTCGTTGTCACCACGATACATTCCTTTGTCAGCCATATCCTTGGCAGAATACAAAATTTTATATTTGCTTGATTGCGGATTTATAGTATTGATGTCTCCATAATAGATATCTCCTGCAGGTATGTATTTAGGCTCTTTTAATGCATCCATTGCAATTTCAATAGGCTGCTGTACAAATTGGTCTATTGCATCTCTGTACCACTCGTCATCAGAATCATCAGAATCATCAGAATCATCAGAATCATCAGAACTACGAACTTGACGATCTCCAAAATCATCTAGACCAGGATACATGCTTCCCATTCTTTTGACTACATCTTCTGGCATCATGCCAAGCAATTCTTCTTGCATATAATCTGCAAATGCATCACCACCACCATTTGCATACGCAACTATCACTTTTGCCAAAGCATCATTTATTTTTAATCGGCCGGGCTGCTTTACAGCTTTTTGTGCTAATGCAGCTGCTTTTTCAGGCGATGTTAATTTAGAAAAAATATTTTTCCAAGCTGTTTCTGTAAATCTTTTTATATTAATTGATACACCCGCTAATCCATAACTATTATGAGAAAATCTTTCATCTTGTGCCAAAGATACTATGGGTTTAGCAAAAGATGAAACCATGGTGCCAATCATTTTTTTGAGAATATCTCTACGTGTATCTTGCATATGCTATTATTTATATCTGCGCTGTAAAAATATCGAGACAAACAACACGTGTGCATTCAAACACACCTGCCGACAACTGGAGTTCAACCTATAAACTTCGATGTTGCTTGTCTCAGTTAGATGTTAACTAAGGTTTCGAACTCTTGTTTGCATCTATTCCGGAATTTTTGAAACTTCTAAAAATTGTTTCGCAAGATGTTTATTTTCAAGCAATGATTTTGTAACAGCCATTATCCATTCACCATTAGCTGTTTCCCTAAAGCTTAATTCTTGCTTGCCTGGTGTATCAACTATGATAACTCTTTTAAGCGTGATGTTTTTGCTAGTTTCATCACTAAAATTAATTTTTAAGATTGCGTTTTCCTTTTTCATAAATCTTCTGCATGATGTACATTATATACATTGAACTCAAAAATGGTCCAATTGAATAATCTTAAGCTGATATCTGCTTTTGGACAATGATCACCATCATACCAATCAATGTCGCTTTTGAATTCAAACAATGACAAGCCATCATTCAATGATCGATGCTTGTGAAACATTGTAAATTCCCATGCATAGTCTTCGTTTATTTTGTTGTGTAATGTCATATATTTAGAATTGGGCTCTCTACTGAGAATCGAACTCAGTTAAGACGCCCCACAAACGTCGGCCTTACCAATAGGCTATAGAGAGCATTTAAAATGGTACCCTTGACAGGACTCGAACCTGCATCGGTACAGAGTAGAAATCTGTTGCCTGATCCATTAGACTACAAGGGCATTTAAAATTGGAGGCCATTATGGGAGTTGAACCCATCTACAGAGTTTTGCAGACTCCTGTCCACGCCAGCTGACTCAATGGCCTTTTAAAAATTGTTGGCACTCTACTGAGTAGCTAATTCAGTGAGTGCCCCAGATATCATTCAATGAGATTGTGCAAGCGCTCTCATCCCAGAGCCGTTAGAGGCTCATGGCTTGCAAGAGCGGCCTCTAAAGTTGCGGATGGTTGAATATCTCTGAAATTGGTGGAGCGTAAGGGATTCGAACCCTTTCTTCAACCGTGCAAGGATCATGTGCTACCATTATCACTAACGCCCCATAAAATGGTACCCGAGGACGGGATCGAACCGCCGGCCTTATCCGTGTAAAGGATCTGCTACTACCGCTGAGCTACTCGGGCAACTTACTTACTCTGAAACTTTTTGTTCTTTGCGAGCATTCTTTTCTGCTGTAATCTCGTTACGACGAGATTTTGCAAGTACAATAATATCTTGCAAACGCTTGCGTGCATTTGTACTTGCAGATAATTTACCGTTGTTGAACTTTTCGTCTTCAACAGCAAATGCTTCTAATAATTCTTTTAATTGTTCGTATGTTGTCATATTCTATATATTAGATTATTAATTTACTTTATCAACTTAAAATTTGGTTGCAGGCCGGGATTCGCACCACGCTCTCCAGCTTATGAGACTGGAATGGTCACTAGACCACCTACCCGCAATTTAAAAATGGCACACGAGCTTGGGATCGAACCAAGTTCAATAGGGTAACAACCTACCGGCCCAACCGTGGTGCCTTCTCGTGTATCTATGAATCTATTATAATGTATTTCCTATAATGTTCAACTTAAAAATTGGTACTCCTGATAGGACTTGCACCTACACTGAATGCGCCCTTAACGCATTGCCTCTACTATTGGGCTACAGGAGCATTTGAAATTGGTCCTTCTGGCAGGAATTGAACCTGCGTCTGAACCTTATCAAGATTCTGCTAAAACCACTCAGCTACAGAAGGTTTGAAATTGGAAGCGGACCAGTGAATCGAACACTGCTTGCAGGCTTATGAGGCGAGCTAGACCACCAGGCCTTTTTTCCATCCGCATCTTGAAATTGTTTGTTAGCTGCCTACGCTTTATTTCATTATAGGCATAAATACTTATATGAACTGTTTAAATTGTGAAACTGAATTAAAAATTGGGCAAAAGAAATTTTGCGGTCTTTCTTGTGCTGCAAAACATCGCAATAAAAATCAAAATTGGGATGAAGTGTGGACTGAAGAAAAACGAAAAGCTGCTGCTGAAAAAACAAAAGCTAATAAAAAAGGATTTTTAGCTAATCCAAAACTTTTTGGAGCAAAGGGTGGCAAAAGGAACTTAAACACTACTAGAGAGCTTATAAGAATTGAACTTGTGTGCCATCAATGCTCAAACAAATTCAGCGTTTTTCCATACCAAAAGTCACGTAAATACTGCTCACGTACTTGTTCAAATCTTAACAACTATCACCCCAACTCTACTAAAGTTCATCGCAAGATTTACAAAAATATTCAATTTGATTCTGGTGCAGAAGTAGCCTTCGCTAAACTGTTAGATGAGCATAAAATTGAATGGCTCAAAAACAAATCTATTTTCTTTACATTTACATCCTACGATGGTAAAGCCTGTAAATACTACCCAGATTTTTTTCTCCCTAAGTACAACTGGTGGGTTGAAATTAAAGGCAAACGCTTCGTTAGAATTGACGATGATTTAAGGTTAGCTGCTGTTGGTAACATTGAAAGAATGTATTCAACACAGTTAAAATTACCTGCGCCATATTTGGCAGAGCTAACGGGAATTGAACCCGTGTCTTCGATTCGACAGACCGACGTAATAACCACTATACCATAGCTCTATTTGAAATTGGCAACCCAGGACGGTTATGCTCCGTCGTCTTTACGTTGAAAGCGTAGCGATTTACTATTAATCTACAGGGTCATTTGAAAACTATCTTATTGAGAATCGTGTTTTAAACTTATCTATGTCTTCTTGATTCTGAAACCAAAACATATACTTATATCCACCACCTAAATACGACCAGTTTGGATTGCTCTTCAACTGTTGTTCAATTGTAAAGAACATATTATTTGGAATAATTGGATATTCGCATGTATTGACATACTCATTAAACTCTTTCCAATACTCTCTGGTTGAATCATTGATTATATCCGGGCGCCCTATGTCTAGAGCTATATATTCTGTAATATCTGGTATTTCTTCTGGTATCATAATTATTTTGAAATTCTTTTGATGTATTTGATGTTTGGGTGAAACCAAGTACAGGCATTTACCATGCACTGACCTTCACCATTATAGTGCTGTTTCTTTGTCGCTCCGCAGTCACATTTAACATTTGATGGAATTGTTTTCATTTGAAATTGGCACCCTCACCCGGCGCTGCCCCGGGTACTTCGCAGTGAAAGTGCGATGTTATAACTGATCGTTAACTACAAGGGCTACTAAAGTTTTGTTTTCTTCTATATTTACCAGCACAAATTCTACTACAAAATTTTGTTGTAGTTTTTGCTACTTTATCGGTACTAAAATTGGATCTACAATTATCGCAAATATAATTATATTTTGGTTTATATGAATCATATAAAGTTAATATTTTTGCTTTGTCTTTTATTCCGTATTTTTCATTTATCCATTTAAATTGTTCTTGTAAATCCTGCTTATATAATACTTTTATAGTATATCCTAGTTCCCTAGCTAAGGCAACTTTTTTATCAACTAAAGGTGTATGATAGCCTTTAATTTCTATTATTGTGTTGTTTTCTATTAAAAAGTCGGGGAAGTATTTTAACTCTTCATTTTTAATATAACCGTCAAATCTTTGAAATGGTAAATTTTTATCAATTCTATAAATCACCCATGCAAGCTCATAAGTTGAACCACAGAATATTCCTTTATAATAACCAGACTTAGATCTTCCTGAACCTTGCCTATATCCACCCATTCCGTGTTGTTTAGCATTTTTAGAAAGATATTCATTAGAACATTGTTTACTGCATACTTTTTGATTTTTTCTAGATGATCTTAAAATCATTTCACATTTACAAATTAAACATTTTTTTGTAAAAAATCCTTTATGTCTTGATTTATTTTCAAGTTGCACAGCTATACTTTGCTTTGCTGCAATTGATTTTTTATTTTTATCTTCTTCTGTCCATATTCTAGAATTTGCACAAGATCTGCTACAAAAATTACCATTATTATTGTGTTCTATATTACATTTTTTGCAATACTTCATGCATATATTTATTCGAACTCACTAATTTTGTTTGATTAAATTACTCCTTTATTATATCGTATTTCCTTAATTTGGTTGCTCCCGTGGGTATTGCCCCCACTTAGCACCGCTTATGAAGCGGTCCGAGATCCTTACCTCCCGAGAGCATTTTGAAAATTGGTAGCCCATGAGGGTAATGCTCCCCCTTATTCTGCTTCAAAGGCAGCTACATTACTTTTATGTTAATGGGCAATCTAAATGTTGTGGTTTATGTTGGTAGCTCCCCAGAGATTCGAACTCTGACTAGAAGGACCAAAACCTTCTGTGCTAGCCGTTACACCAAAGAGCTATTGAAATTGTTGGAAGCTAGCTGGAAAGCGTTCGTTTAGCTTTCTTGCACAAGTAACACTTCTCCGCAGAGCGTCCACCTCAGCTAATACTTCCTTAAATGGAGGCCTATGAGTGATTTGCGCACTCCTCTTCCGACTACAAAACGGATACGTCGCTGTCTACGCTTATGGGCCATTTACTTGAATTATAACGAATGAATCAATGATTTCAACTGCATCTTTGTCATCAGGATGTGCTGTATAGAATTTACCTGTTGTATAGAATTTACCTGTTGTAGAAGAAAGCATTCTAAAATCTTGATAAATGTATTTGAGTCCAATTTCTTCTTCATTAAGAACTTTGAATTCTTTTGTACCTCCATCGAGATACGATCCTTTATATTTGAGAATTGCTTTTTTTGGATATGGATAGTTCATTTTTAAATTTGGTGCTTCAGGTGGTAGTTGCAACCACACGAATATTCTGGTTAAGAGCCAGCTGCCCGTCTACTGTAGCTTCTGAAGCATGTTGAAATTGGCATCCGGCGTCAGAATTGAACTGACCCACGAGAATTTGGAGTTCTCATCGCCTAGCCTTGGAACATGGCCGGATATATGGTACCCTATGGAGGAATTAAACCCACCACCTCTCAGTTCGTAGCCGAGTGTTCTGTCCGTTATACTAATAGGGCATTTGAAATTGGTACCGTGGGAGAGATTCGAACCCTCAAGGATCACTCGTTCTAAGCGAGGGAGTTCTGCCAATTTCCTCTTATCCACCACGGCATTTAAAATTAATTACAAGTCATCGATTACCCACGACGATTAGGCTTTATTTCTTAAACAGGCTGATGGCTTTCAGCTTCAATAAAGACATACTTGTAAAATTGGTAGCTCTGGAGGGAATTGCACCCTCAAGGATCATCGGTTTTAAGCCGAGCCATTCTGCTGTTTCTGGTTATCCACAGAGCCATTTGGTAGCCTCGGAGGGAGTTGCACCCTCAAGGATCATCGCTTTTGAGGCGAGCCGTTCTGCTGGTTTCCGGTTATCCACAAGGCCATTTGAAATTGGTGCAGGCGATGGGACTCGAACCCACATAGTGATTACTCACACGGATTAAAAGTCCGTTGGTCAACCAATTGACCCACACCTGCATTGAAATTGGTACTCCAGGTAGGACTTGCACCTACAACCTATCGCTAATCGGGCGACCGCTCTTCTGATTGAGCTACTGGATCATTTGAAATTTGGTTTTTCCATTCTTCTTGCGATTCAATTAATATTGCTGTTTTGAGCTTTATTTCTGTCTTTCCACTCAATGATTTAGAGTCTGTATAATCTAATACCTTACTCCACTTTTCAAGCAAATGTTTTGCACGTTCTTGTGTTATCATAAATTGGCTCCCCCTCGACGTTACGATCGTCGCTGTACCTTATAAGGGCCTCCTGGTTAACAGCCAAGCGCTCTACCACTGAGCTAAGGGGGATTTTGAAATTGGTCGGGTGAGTGGGTAACGCTCCCACATTTACTCAGCTCCAAACCGAGTTCGTTTACTTGTCCAGACACCACCCGAATTAAAAATGGCGGATCCAGTAGGATTTGAACCTACGCAGCCTTTTTAGGGGCTGGCAACTCTTTAGCAAAGAGACACATTACCAGACTCTGTCATGGATCCTTGAATTGGTGCGCCATGTGAGAATCTAACTCACACTCCCGGATTGGAAGACCGGCGTGCTGACATAACACTTATGACGCTTTTGAAAATTTGCGAGATGATCGCGAGGTTTTATCCGAAACGCCACATCATCAGTCTTTCGGCCGCACACCAGCATTTCTGCTTCGCAAAATTGGTCGCCCATGCAGGACTTGCACCTGCGAATACTTGTTCCCAAAACAAGTGCGATAACTACTCCGCCAATGGACGTTTGAAATTGTTAAGGCAGATGAGTTTTTTCCACTATCTGTGCACAGATACTCAATATTGGCACCCATTTCTCATCATAATTGGCTATTGATCAGCCGCCTTAAATTGGTGCAGCGTTTTCATTCAGGTGTCTGCGATCTGAGAGGACTTGAGTTTAACCTGCGGTCCTTAGACGCAGTTAAATTGGAGCGTTATATGGGATTCGAACCCATTCGATAACCTTGGCAAGGTCATATGCAGCCATCACATCCATAACGCATAAAATATTTGATAAGCTAGTCACTACTCTAGCTAGAAGCTGCAGGTACTGTTACGTTCTGCGCCATGGTTGTGAAACCATTACTTGCGTCACACCGCTTTAACTCTTCGGTCAACAGAACACTACTCACAAGTAACTTTTACGTGATTGTTCTTGCTTTCTTGCCCTATTATTTTCCTGCGTGTCCATCCACGCCGTTATCAAAAATGGAGGAAGAAGTGAGATTCGAACTCACGGAGGTTTTTAGGCCTCAACGCATTTCAAGTGCGCCGCCTTCAGCCAGACTCAGCCATTCTTCCATAAACTATTCCGTGATTATCGGGCTCACGGAAAAAGAAGCCATACCATTACCATGAGGTAATAGGTGCTACCCTTTTCGATACTAGCGGTATAACTAGTCTGTTCTTGTTGGTTAGCGTTTTAAGAACAACACAGCGCGTTGCTCCCAACTTGAAACTGGTGGGCCCTAGTGGTAACGCACCACATGCCAACTTCCCATCTTATTAATGGCAACGGATTTACAGTCCATCGACGGGGTCAGGTCCCTTAAACTGGCCCACCAACTTGGTTATGCTCCAAGCTCTAGCGGGTTTCAACCGCTCGCTTTCTCTAGATTAGCTTTTGGTGGTAGTATTTGAAAAATATAGTTTTTAGTGGCTACACCAGGAAACTTCACGCGACATGCGTTACAAACCTTTATGCTTAATTTATTTATATTTGTGAAAGAACTTTTGCTTTTTAACATCTATACCTGCTTTTCGCCTGTATAGACCTGTTTGAATAATTTTCCTAATTTGGAGAATCTGCTTACCAGCAAACTTCATTGAGTCTAACTTGTCATACCAAACATTGCGCCTAACAAGCGCTGAAATCTTTTGCATTATAAAACCTTGAAGGTCTTTTATCAACTGTATTTCTTTTTCTGACAAAAAATGTTTTTGTGATATCCATTGTTTATAATTTGCATATTCTTCATCAAAATTAATTTTTAAAGATTTAATGCGTATATCATCAATGTCTTTTGCTTGTTGTGAAATCCACTCACATTTTATTGCTGTATGCAATTCATTGTGACAATTGCGACACACAGGAAGCAAGTCAGTTATTTTTACATCTACAATGTTTCTATATACCATGTGATGCACATCAGTTGCAGGTCTACCACAACACTGACAGTTGGGTGAACTACCAAGTATGGTATTTCTTAAATTTTTCCATTCAGGAGAATCAAGATACTCTTCTCTATATTCTTTTTGTGTATATTTTACTTTGTGTTTCATAGTTTATTGCGAGCATATTTGTGCTCCTGTTTCGCAGATTAGGTGATTGTAGCTCACTTTTTGCTTTTTCCGCCAACTCACTATCTTGGTTGACTACTGTTATGTTTTTGAAATTTTCTCTACTTGGTAGAGCTTATTATTGCTCTTTACTATGGCTTCAATCTATCTTGTTTCAACTTCTTTTTCCTACAATTATTTAAAATAGGAATTTCGTTGCAAGACGCATCTGAGCCAAGCGCAGCCTTGCGGGAGCAAACTATGCTCCCCGCGAATATCTATGGCTGCGAATAACGTGTTCATAACTAATGTACAACCTATTTAGGCTTGCACTATTTGTTTTTCCACAACTTTGTAGAAAAACTATGCATTTTTCCACTCATCGCCTTCTCCAAAATCCTCATCTTCATCATCAAATGAAAAATCATAATCCTGTTCAGGCTCTTCATTTTTTTGCTGCTCATCTCTATCATGCTGTCTTTCAGCATCAATTACAATGCTATCAATGATGCGTTTGCCTTCACCAGAGTTGGAAAGAACTATTTTAATTTGTTCTGCAGGTTTTTGCAGCAACATTCTGTAAATGATGGGAAACAATTTGATCTTGTTGTTGGGAATGGTGGACATGAGCTTCTTGAATACAGCTGGTCCGGTCATGAGTTGCATGAATTCATCTTCCAGTGTTTCACTGCCATGTGTTCCAGGTGATATGTCTTGACCAAGATAGTCAAACAAACCTTTGACAATTTCGTGCACCAACACAGGGAAAATCAATCCTCTGATTTTTACATCTTCGCCATTTACCTCTTCACTTCCCAATCCCTCAGCAGTTTTGAGAATGTTTCCAGTCATATATGGGGTTCCATAATACAACACATGAACAATGGACATGATGAGACCATATTTTTCCGGCAATGTTGGGTCAATGTGGGAAAGTTTTTCTGAAGCGAGTTGGAACAAAAAGCTCTTGTGAAGGGCATTGCCCTGTGTTACAAAGTTGTGAAATGCTCTCTTGAGCTTTCTTTCTGGGTCTTGTGCCAACTCTAATGCTAGTTCTTCCACAAGCTCTTCTTGTTGCTCCTCTATTTTTTGTTCCAAGTCATCTTCTGTAATGGAATTTTGCAATTCAGCTGCCCCAAGAGCAACATCAAGCTTAATGTGTCCTTCCTCAATCAGCTCTTTGAACAAGGAAAATTCAGGCAACTCAAGCACCACATCTTTGGCCATTTGTTCCAACTCCTGCTTGTGTGCCTGCTCAATTGCCATCACTTGCTGCAATGTGCTGATGATGATGCCATTGAATGCATACATGTTTGGAAATCTTCTGTAAACCTGCTCAAGCGGAATGTTGAGATAAGTTGCAAGTTTCTTTACGCATGTTGCATATGACTCACTTGTAAGAATTTCAATGGTTCTTGAATCCTCTTGTGTGGATGTTGGCAAAATCTGTTCAATATCATGTGGCTCTGGTGGAGATGATACCAAATTCTTTTTGGATGCATCAAAGTACTTGTCTGTTACACCATCACCAAATTTTAAAGCTTCTAATACTAAATTAACAGCATTCATAATTATAGTACCTTTCCGTTTTTGTGTTTGCGCTTGGCATGAATTTTAACATCACGATTTGCAATGGAATCATCTGGAGTTTCTTCATCTTCAAAAAAATCAGCATTGTTCATTGCAGCTTTTGGCTTGGGTGCTACTTGTGGCTTGGCTGGCAACCAAGGTCTGCTGGGACGCACTGGTTGACTTGGTGTGGGTGTGCGCGTTGGTGTTGGTGTGCGCGTTGGTGCTGGTTTGGTGGGTGCAGGCAATGTTACAGGCATCTCATTAAACAGCTTGCCGTACAAGTGATCAAAATTTTGCATAACGTTATTTATGCTTTGCATCGCTTTTTTACAAAAAAAATGGGAGCCATTGCTGGCTCCCAAATTGGTGGAGGCGAGGGGAGTCGAACCCCTGTCCAGATTCAATTACGCAATTGAGTCTACATGCTTAGATGCATTTGCAATTTCATTGGCCAAGGGCTTGCATGGCGCATCAACCTGTGTTTTAGAGCCTGCCCACTTCAGTCAAGAGTCTGAAGTCACCCCAATGATTATTTTACGAGCATACATTGTTCAGCTCTACTCACTGTTTACCTCAATGCTTTTAATGAGATCCAGCATTGTTTTTGCTTAGGCAAAAAGAGTTTCTTCAACTTCTTCAACGATGAACTCGTCTGCGTTGTTGAAGATGTACTCTGCTTGTGCTAAGAGGGCATTGACTTCGTTGTCTTCTGCATTTGTGTTTTTGACTTGCTTTTTAGGTGGCCAGCTAGTCTACCACCGCATGCATCAATGGTTTCACTGTTCTGTCGAAACCAGTGCGCCCCCAAAGTTATTTGACACTAATGAACACTGGTTGCTTTTCTTGTGCTTTAATTTTGTTGATGTGAATTGCAAGCACTCCATTAACAAATGTTGCTTCAATGTTTTGTGCATCATACACCTTGTCATCAATGGCAAAGCTTCTGCTGAAGTTGCTGCGCTTAATTTCACGGCGAATGTACTTGACATCAGCACAAGGCTCTTTGTCATTTCTGCTGCCCTGAATGGTTAGTACACCCTGCTCAAACTTGATTTTAATGTCTTGTTTGTTGAAATGCGGCACTTCAGCAATGATTTGAATTTTGTCATTTAAATCAATGATGTCAATGCGAGGATACATTTCTTTGGAGATGTTGTGAATGAAAGCATGATCCTCAAATGCATTGTTCCACAGGTTGTTGAATACTGACTCTAATGATGCAAAAGCATCATTGCGGAGCAGCGCCGGACTATTAGTTAGGTTTAGTAGTTTCATGTTTTTAACTGAGCCACAATGTGATGTGCACTCATTATAATTTATATATGCAAACAAAAAATCAACAAAATAATAAATAAACAAAATGAAAAATAGTGACTTGCAGAATTTAAATGAATGTTACATTAATATTGTAAATGAGAAAAAAGAACATTCAAATGATGAATTTGAGGAATTTGCAGGTGCACGATTGCAAGGTGCTGAAAAAATAGTCAAGAATGCCAAGCAAAAGGGTGGAGCAGCAATGTTAACATATCATCACTTCAATGTAAAATTGCCGCATTATAAAAAAGCTGAGCAGGGCAAGTTTGATGCAGAAGCAGCCAAAAAGCAATTGAAGCAATTGACTCAGCAATTGAATGATGCTGTGGATGGCAAAGTTGAAATGCAGCAGATTGAATTTCAAAAAAATGTTGGCCTCATTGAAGTTTTGGGTGAGTTGTTAATTAAAATGCAATCAATATAAATTGTATAAATACTAATATGTTTGATGCATTCAATACAACATTTTTTAATCTCTACGAAGCTTATGCACCTGGCATTGTTGCACAACTCAAAGACAAATTTAAAGCTGAAAATGCACATCTCACAGATGAAGTAATTGAGTGGTATCTCAATCGCTTTCAGCAACTGAAAGATTCACCATTGATCAGAAACTATGCAAAGCGTATTTTTGATATAGAGCACCCAACAGATGTTTTCAATTACACTTGGGAGCAGCTGGAGGGCACTGTTGATCAAGCAGCATCACCAGCGGATCGTCCCAAAGCAGGTAACGCAGCTGCATCAGCAGAAGCCAAGTTGATTTACAATCAAAATGGATTAAGAATATATGATGCACCATCAGCAGAAGCATGCATCCAGCTAGGTCATGAGGAATTTGGTAGATCCTATACATTTTGCATAGCAAGACAGAATGGCAGCATGTATTCATCTTATCGCTTGGGTGGCAAGTCTTTTTATTTTGTATATGACGAGAATAAACCAACAAGTGATAACACTCATTTGCTAGTGATACAAGCAAGCGGCAAAAAGAATGAATATATAGCTACAAAGGCAGACAACAAGGGTGATTCTACAAACACGTGGGAGCAAATTTTAAAGTTGCAGCCAAAACTGCAAGGGCTGCAGCATCTGTTCAAATTTCATCCATTTACTGCTGAAGAATCAGTAAATAGCAAAGGACCGAGTGGATTTGATAGGTTGCCATACGAGCACAAACGTTTGTATATATCAAGCAAGCGGCCAATTTATATGAGTAGTTGGGATTTGCTACCAAGAGAGTTAAAAGCTCTATATTCTGAAATAGCAGCTGGACGACTGCCTAGCACTTTTTTTTATAATGAGGCTCCATTGCCTGATTTGAATAATGCTAAAGGTTTGCAAGACTATATGAAGGAAAGAGACCCTGTGAGACTTTTGCAAAAAACATTGCCACAAAATGCAGCTCGATATGCTGAGCGCACGAAACAATTTTTAAAATCAGCACATTTTAATGTTCATAAAAATAAACAAGGAGATTATGTTGTAGATTCCTATAATATATATGGTGGTGATACTCTTGAATTAAAATTCTTAAAAATATTTAATAGAGAAGATGTGCGGCATATATATAATTCTTTTGATCTTGTTGAGGTGCCGCAGGGCAACATTGTAAAAAAAGAAATTGGCATCGGAGATACAATGACAATTTCAACTGATGATAATGAACAATTTGAGCAAGTGAAAGATGCATTTGTTTCATTTGATGCAGATAAAATTACACAGTTTATTCCAGGATTTTGGAATAAAATACATGTTCAGAATGAGTATAATGCAGAGGGTCGATTCTTCAAGTACTTATTTTCTAAATGCATGCTGCAGCAAGAGCCTGTGAACAAAGAGGTAAGCAATTTTATTAGTAAGTATGATTACTTTTTTCATTTTTTGAATTTTACTGGTGGTGTGAATAAGTCACAGAAGCAGATAATTAGCAGGCTATCGGACTCTGTTTTATTTTATAATGCTGTTGAGCGATACAATCTGGACGAGCAAAAACCTGGATATGTTGGCAAAGTTGATGTTGCAAGCAAGAAAAATTTGCGTTGCGCATTCATCTTTGATGAAACCGAAAGGAAAGTATGGGCTTTTGTTTTCAAGCAAGAAAATCAAAGCTTAGTGTTTCTGAATGCATACAAGCGGAGCAATGTCAGACAAAACAAACGCGAGGTTTATAAAGCCGTGAAAACAATGCCAGGTATGCCTGTGTATTTGATCAGCACAGATGCAAGTGGTAAAGAGTTAATAAGCTTTGACGAAGGAATGCAGCAAATAAAAGACGAACAAAATCAAAAAAAGCTAGCAAAAAAACAGCAAATAGCCGCAACAACATCAGTTGTTGATAAATTCAAACAACTCAAGAAGCTCAACACTCAAGATAGACGAACATACATGCAGCAACATGGAACAATGATGCCCATCAAAGTTGGCAGAAAAACCATTGTTGGCAATAATCCGGTGCTGGTTGCACCCTTTGGTGATGCTGTTGCACTGTTGGCAACAGCCACCAAGAACAACATGGAAAGCATTGCAACAGCATTCAACATCACATGGGAGAAAATCATCATTGAACCTGTTGCACAAAGACCAGCATTTAGCTTTTTCATCAAAGGCAAAAAACGTGATGGTACTGTGGTGTATTATTGCCGCAAAGAATTTAACGCTGCTGGCGCAGGGCAGTCATATGTTATAAATGCATCCACTGGCAATCAGTTTGTTGTGTCTCGTTTGATGAGCATCATTGCAAAGCAAGAAACGCACCAAATAAACATTTGAAATGCATTTGATGCACAAAGAGTGAATTTGCAATTTTACAGCAAATCATCTTTTGTCAAAACTTTGCGCAAGTATTGCTGCACATGTTCGTTGGTGTGCGGCAATTTTTTATCTTTGAGTATTGCTACAGCCCATGCTTCTGCAGTTAAATAACGCCGATTGTGCAGCCACCACTCTTTGGTGCCAAGATCATACACAACAGCTGGTCCATCATCACGATGCAAGGAGCCACTGCGATACCACATTTTGGTACCATTGGACCATTCTATGGCTGGCCCATCTTCACGATGACGCCAACCATTGCGCCAATATGATACAGTACCATTTGATGCAATGTGCTTTTGCGTTTCATGAGATAATTGAGCATTCTCTGTATATAGTGAATAAATGTTGTGAGCATCAGAACTGGTCATCATGAAATTATTTAATCAAAATGGCTGTATATAAAATTCTAGAATTTTGCGCAAAAAAAAATTTTTGAAATGAAGTGAATTGTGGCAAGAGGTTGCATTGTAAAAAATGGAGGCAAGTGTGATGGGAAAAAGATGCATTGCAGCAAAAAGCCGCATTGTGGCAAAAAGCCGCATTGTGTAAAAGGCCGCATTGTGGAAAAAACCGCATTGTGGAAAATTGAAAAATATGCGAAAAAAATTTGGCATGCAGGTGTAAACAAACCCACTCCCTCTTTTCATTAGTTCCATATTTTCACGCTACTGTCTCTAAACTACACCTGGGTTCCAGTTGACTGCTGCTCAAAATAGTCTAATATACTATATGAGGCAACTAGACTAGCTAGAATCATCAGACGTTCTAGAATCAGTACACTCATTAGAATCAGTACACTAGTTATAATCAGTACACTCATTAGCATCACTATACTGATCAGCATCATCATATACATCATATGAGTAGCAATGATGATGCAAATGGTTCCAGGTGTAGCACAAGAGGTTATACCTATCTATATACCTCCATATACCTCCATATACCTCTACATACCTCCATATATATTAGTTCCAGGTGATGTGGAACTAAGGTGTGTGAGTGTGTACCTCCACATACCTCTATATACCTCTATAGACCTCTATAGACCTCTATAGACCTTAGTTCCGGGTGATGTGGAACTAATGTGTGTGGTGTAGTGTATGTGGTGCAGTAGTAGGTGTATAAGGATGTATGTGAGTGTATGTGAGTGTATGCAGTTCTTTTGATTGAATGGAACTATGCTGCAATGCAATGATGGATGTTTAATGAGCTATTTTATTGCTCAGATGCTGATGCACTTCTGATATTTCCGCAATGCTCTCATTGCAACATCATCATCTCAATTGCAACATCATGATGAGATCATCACAACAAGTCCTCTTTCGTCAGGATGACTCTGGGGAAACGTTCAGCATCATCTGCTGCATGTGGCTTGTTGTGCAGTTTAAGCACCGCCTCAGCCCATGCAGTAGCATTTGCATACTGTGCATCATTCAACCACCATTCTTTGGCATCATCATCATTATAATATTCAATGGCAGGTCCATCATCACGATGCAGTTTGCCATGCTGATACCATCCTTCATCACCATTTGGATATTTAATGGCTGCACCATCATCACGATGCAGGTTGCCATTCAGCCACCATTTTTTTGGCTCCATCTACATCAGTGGTCATCTGAGGCTGTGCAGCATTTTCCATGTATAAATTGTAGATGTTGTTGATGTCACTCATCATCTTATTTACGGTTGCAATGCTGCGGTTCCAATCTGCAAAAAAATAAAAAGGAGCCAAGTGCTTGTTGGCACTTGGCTCCAGGTTTATTTGCGCTTGCGTGGCAGCAGCTGTTTTCTGGCATTTGTATCATATGACTTGGCTTCCACAGCAATGCTGCATCCACAAGAGACAGCATTGATGAGGCAAAGATAGCCTAATGCGGCATATCCAAGCCAACTCATGTCGGGCAGTGTTCCGGACATCACAAGCATGCCTTCAAGCAGCAGAGCAAAGGCTACAGCCTTGATCTTGTCTTGTTGGAATGCCAGCTTTCCCCAGACGATGACTGACTTCATGGAGAAATAGCATCCGCCCACCATCATCACTGACAACATCCAGAAAGAAAATTCCGTATATTGCAGTGAAGGCAGTTTGTGTGTAACTGCAAACACCATAACAGGCACTACCGTTCCCAGAATGGCACCAATCATGGTTGCCAGTCTGTTGCCCCTCCTTGCAGCGATTTGAAGTTGCATGGTGATGGGGATGTGACGGGGTGCAGGTTGTTGCATAGGCTTGCATTATATCACTTTTCCGCAATGGTGCAACTAAAAAAATAAATTGCAGCAACAAATGTTGCAGCATAAATGCAACACAAAATGCGATTGCTACACTTGAAGCTTTCCGCCAATGCTGCAATTGCAACAAATGCTAGTAGTGTGTTGGTGTAAAGTTGCATGTTTTTTTGATTTGGTTCCGCAGCAAAATATTTTTAGGTTCCAGTTGATTACTTTTTATTTTATATTATAATATAAACGTTAATTAAAACGTAATTAATAATTAATTAAAACGTTTAATTAATATAAACCCAAAACCAAAAACAAGCAACATGAAAACAGACAACAAGCAACACACATTCAACAACATGATGAGCGACTGGAGATTTTTTGGAGAGCACATGTGGTGCCCACCAACACAAGGAGTTCAGTTGGGAGCATCAAAGATGTGGAAGCATCTGGAGTATGGAACAGTGATTGACTGCGACTACAATCAAGAAGAGGTGCATGTGATGGAAGGTGCAGAAGGATGGACGTTGAGCTTCCACGACTTGAAACCAAATTGGTGGAAGGGAAGCTTCACAAAAGCAGATGACATTCCGCAACCAGATTGGGAATGGCTCTTGAGCGAGTGGCAGTTGTTCAACAGCTAAAGGATAATTAAAGCAATTGGCGAGCGGCTCATGAGCCGCTCGCCTTTTTTTTGTCTCGTTCATTTGCACCAATGATGCTGCATGCAGTTCCAGTGCACCAGGTGCATGCAGCTCAGATGCACATGATGCATTCATGAGCTGCACATGCTGCTCAGGTGCACATGGCACCTGCAGCAGTTCCACATGATGCATTTGAGGCGACAGCATCATGAGCGCCAACAGGCAGCAGCAGAAAATAAAGTATAATGTGATGGTGTGTTGAGGATGTTGTGCTCGCATGCTTCTGATATTAAAAAGGTTCCCATTAGCATCAACTGAAAATGATGAGCAAAATGCGTGCTAGGTTCCGCAGCAAAAATAAAAAAGGTTCCCGTTGCTTATATTCTATTTTATATTATAATATAAACGTAATGAAGAAAATGAAATGCAAATGTTATTAAATCAAATGCATTATTATATCAACATTACACCCAATACCAAAAACAAGCAACATTAAAAACATGAAAAATACAGCAATTGCAATTCTTGATATCAACAACAGCATCGTAGATGAGCGCAAGGGAACATGGTGCAAGGAAACATGGGATGTCATCAACAAAGACATTGAAATGGGATACGAATTCGATGAATGGGGATTGGATGATGCATGTGGTGTGCATTGGAAAATGTACGCATGCGATGGAGCTGGTGCATTGGTGTGGGATGCTGATGCAACAACCTGCAAGCAGGCCAAGACGGAATACTTGAAGATGATGCGAGCCAAATATTGATGTTGAAGGAAATGATGGCAAGGCGCAGCTTGAATGCTGCGCCTTGCCTTTTGTCATGCTAGGTTCCACTTGTATGCTCATAATGGGCATTGCATCATTGAGTTGCCTGGCATTGTGCTTCATGATCAGAGGTTCCATGTGCTCTTGATGCAGCAACACCATCATGAGCAACACAACACAATGATGAAGAGAAGAGCATCAGAAGATTTTCGCATGCCCATGATATAAAAAGGTTCCGCTTGGCATCAACCAAAAAAGTAAAAAAACACCCCCCTGTGGTTCCGCAGCAAAAATAAAAAAGGTTCCCATTGATGCATTTTGCAAAAGGCATATTATATAAAGGTACAGTTGATATGAATGCAAGTGCATCTCATAACAATGTTACTCTCAAAACCAAAACAACACAACTACAAAAACGATGACCATTAAAGACATTGAAACGCTGATGAAAATTCAAACCATTGCTGACATCAAAACAGTTGAAGTGGAAGCATACTATGAAGATGATCATCAGCAATGCGCAACAGCTAAAGTGAATGGAGCTGAAATTGAATTCCTTTGGTATGACAATTTAGGCTTTTTGGAATACTGGAACGACTCTGCAAAAGCAGCCAATGATTTGGTTGAAAATATTAAGCATACATTGTATGCATTTTGCATCGAACGCAGAATCGTAGATGGCATTGCAACTGCGGAAATGCTTCAATGGGCAGATGCATATGATGAAGAGTTCAATAAGAAATAAATGAATGATGAAAGGTGCGGCTCAAAAGGCCGCACCTTTCTTTTTGCACTCATGAGGAACCAAACGCATCATCAGATCATCACAACCTCATCAGATCATCGTGCGTTTCCGATGGTGAGGTTGTTATTAGATGCACATGATGATCACAAAAGGAGCCGAAGAGCGCAACATGCTCTTCGGCTCCACCCATTACCATTCACCTGAACTGACTATTAGTCGTAATTGATGATCATATCTTGCAGCCACTCTCTCATCTCATCATACACTTCCAGTTTAGCTCTTGCAGCAGGGGAGCCAGTTTCTCCGAAATTCTCACCAGAAGGCAAGTAGCTTGCGATCTTTCTTTCAATTTCTTTTAGCTTGCTTTGTAGTTCTCCGTGCATGGTGTATTGTTCTAGGTATAGGTTGTAGATGTTGTTTGCGTCACTCATGCCATTATTTATTTTGCATGAGACTTAATTATGGCTGCTTTTGCAGCACATGCAACAATTATTTTGCAAGATCCATTATACAATGTTCCGCAAACTAATTAACTCACTTTTGCGGCAAGTTGGCCAGCAATTGTTTCCAGTTGCTGGCTGTTGCAATGGGTCCTTGAAAGCCGTTGGATACACCCCACAGTTCCGATTGATTTGCTCCATGGCCACAACGAGGTATAACAGTGTAGATGACATCACCAGTTGCAACATTGCAGATGCGGAAATCATCATACAATGACCCATTGAATGAGCAGTTGTTCCTGAAGAACACATAAGCATCATCAACATCGATGTTCATTGCCTTGATGAACTTCTTCACTTTGGGCATAAGTGTCTTGGCTTTGCGTTGCAGTGAGTGATCACGACAGAACCAATCATAGAAGTAGAAGCAATGACCCAGTGTTCCAATCCAGGTGTTCATTGCAAAGGCTTCAAGCTGCTGACGAAGAGTGTAGGGTGAATGATTTTTGCTCATGGCTTGCATTATAAACAGATGCACAAATTAATCAACTGCAAAGAGAGCTTTTCATGTAGAGCTGCAGCGCGCTCAGAAATGATTTGGTTCCTCTCATCGAAACAAAAACATCATGACGATGCATTGATGATGCTGTCATGATGTTATTAGCTGCTTGTTAAGATTTAATCTTCGCAAGGAAAGATGTTGCTTAGCTGTTCATCTTCACATGCCAGCATATGCAGTTCCTGAACATCTTCAAGTTGCATTTCATCGCTGTCTACATCCACTTCACCACATTCATGGAAAGTGATTTTGGCCTGTTGATCTTTGAAAGACACAAGAACTGTTCTTTCTTCTTCATTGATGTTGATGATGTTGTATTTCATGCAACTACATAATAGATGCTTTGCAGAGATGTGCAACAAAAAAGGGCCAGGAAATTAATCCTGGCCCTTTCTCCCATTACCAATCACCCATCACTACTCTCGATGTTCATCATCGAGAAATTCATCTGCTTCCATCATCATTTGCTCTTCCCATTCCATGGCAAGTGCAAGTTGATCTTCTTGGCTCATTGTGAAGTTGAATGTTGTATCCATGAAGCAATATGCATTGTTTTGTTGAAGATGCAACTCCAAAAAGGTTATTTCTTCTGGAGTTGCATCATAGTGCAGCAATGGATGCAATGCTAGAATCGAATGCATTGTACTTCAATGCTGGAATCTGGCAATGTGCGAACTGCAAAGCGAGTTCCAGATGCTAATTTGGTTCGACGGCTCAAAGAATTGGCCAGACGAATGATGCCTTTGTCGCGAGTGGTGAAGCATTCATTCATCTTGAGTGAGTGCAGCACTTTGCGAAGTTCCGGTTGAGTTGTGGGGGTGCGTTGTTTGATGGCGAGGTTATTTGTTCTCATAGGACCAGATGATAGGTGATTTTTGGTAGTTACTCAACTGCTTTTTTGAATTTGATTTTGCGATTGTATTTGCTTTTGTCTGGAAACGCAAATGTACCACCTTTGCCCTTGCCGCAGGTTCCGCGACGAATCTTGCGTGCAATGTCGCGATCATTGAGAGTAATGCAGAAGCCTTTCATGAATTTATTATAGCTGCGTTTTGACTATAGTGCAACAACGTTCTGAGCTGCATGCACTCATGATTAGTAGTTGACGTCATGATGACGCACTGCTGCCACCACATCATTGTTATCCATGATGATGATGAGAAACGGCAGCTCATCTTTGGTCAGCTGTTCCACTCGCTGCATCTGCTCATTGTTGAGCAGCATGGGAGTGTAACCATCTTTGAACATTTGGCGAATGCCAGCTTCAGTGGCAAATTGCTTGAACAGCAATGCAGCTTCAGTGGCAATGACGTCTTCTTCCTGATCAAGAATGTAAATGTCATAAAAACATTCACTGTAAAACTTGAACATGTCTGAGCGGTTGACTTGGATGATAGGTAGGTTCATGCAATGATTATGCTGTCAATTTGGATTTACTCAACGTCTTTTTCTATTTCTTTAATAGAACAAACCATCACTAGGAGTTTGATGCCAAAAAAAGAAATGGTGCGCAGTGAGGGAATCAAACCCTCCCCAAGGCGTTATGAGCGCCACGCTCTACTCAGTGAGCTAACCGCGCAAAATGAAATTAGAACTCAATGCGTTCCACCAGCGGCAGAATGCGTTTGATGCTCATATAATCTGCAACACCTGTCCTATGGACAGCATATGGTGTTCCATCGGCACTTGCAATGACGTTGTAGCTGCAGCTGTTTCGCTTTTGGCACAACTCATTAGTATCATTGATGAAGAACTGGTCTTCTTCAACTTGATTGAATGTGGGAGCAGGCAATGCAGCAGATGTTTTAAAGATGATTTTCATGTGGAATGCAATGTAAATGCTTTTGCAGTTTAATCAACTTCTTTGCCAGAATGTTTGTAATAGGTGGTGCCCTTGAACACTCCATCTTCCCAAACGGAAAAAGCAAAGTGACCTGGCTTGTGCGCCACAGGCATGCCCACTTCATGTGCAGACTTGCATGGCCTGATTTGCACCATGGGTCGTTCCTCTTTCTTCTTCATCATGGCTGGTTGCTTAGCAATGCATCGCAAAGGTTCCATGGCCACTGCATCTGCAATGGGCATGGGTGCAATGGCCATGACATCCAATGCATCATTGCTTTTGCGACACTTGCGGCATTTGTATTGTGCATACATTGCTTCAATGCTGCCAAATTCTTTGATGCGTCGCATCCAAATGTCTTTGGTTGGAGTGCTGCATTGCTTGTGACATTTGCAACATGGATTGTTGTATACAAATGAATTTTGAATGAGCATTTGCTTGGCTTGCTCCACATTTGCTTCTTTTGGAATTTTATGCATGCATTCAATATACATGTGCATTGCAATGCATGCAACACAAAAGCACAAAAAAAGAAGGGGCTCCAATCAAGGAGCCCCTTCTGATGGCATGCAAGAGAATTATTCAGCAACAGGTTCCAATTGCTCTTCAGCAGGTGGTGTCAGAGTGATGACTGTTACATCAGCAGCAGCAGCCTTTTCCGCCATTTCGGCCATTTTAGCAGCCTCGCGTTCCGCTTTCTTGGCTTCCTTGGCTGCAGCCTTTTGAGCCTTGATTGCTTCGCGTTGCACAGCCTTTTCAGCTTTGGCTGTTTCGCGCTCTTGTGTGCGCAGATTTTTAACAGCAGCGCGTTCCGCTTCAGCTGCATCCTTGATGGCTGCGACTTCAGCGGCAATGAGTTCAGCATTGTTGCT